AAAAAATCTTAACCGCATTAGATATGAAGGCATCGGTTATGGCGATTGAATTAAATATAACGAAATCGGCAATGTCGCAAATTCTGAGTGGAAAATCTAATTTATCGGGGCCGGTAGTTGAACTCCTGCGCCTGAAGTACAATATTAACCCGGTCTGGCTGCAAACCGGCGAAGGCGAGATGTTTTTAAAACCGCAAACCTTACCGGGTGAGCTTGGCAACCTGCCGCCAGAAATTCGGGAGATAACCGAGATACTCATACGTAACCCTGACTGGGCACGAGCGAACCTGAGCCTGCTAAAAGGGGGAGAAACTGCGGCAGATATTTTCAAAGCTCTATCGTCCCTGAGTGAGCCAGAACGGGCTATGGCTGTAAAGATGCTGCGGGGCTTGCAGCATTAAGACATATTATTAAGTTTGGTGTTTTAATTGTCGAGAATGAAAAGATGAAAGTTGAGTTTTGGGGGACACATGAGGAAGGTTTTAGGGTTTATTATTATCGGGCTTTTATCAGGTTGCGCAAATTATGATTACTTTATAAAAACTTCGGTTGCGCCGAAATCACCGGCATACAGGATAACTGTGATTCAGGAAAACACGAATTCATGGTGGAACGATCATTTCTCCAGGGGAATATTTTACACCGAGCTTATGGAAAATGGTTTTCTGATAGTTGAATCAGGCAACAAGGTTTTTTCAAGCCGCATAAAACAGACTGCCCAGACAAGTCCGTTGTCACCGCCGGAACCTGCTTCAAATGATCTATTTATTTACGATATTGAATTTATCAAAGAAACCGGCCGGTTGTTGAATGTAGAGCATCTGCTTTTTATCACGGTGAACCCGGGCGGGTCAAATGCGAGGTTTGCCACTTTCAAACTGGTAAAAACCGCCGATGGTTCAGTGGTAACCAGTACTACAGCATTTCTGCATTTAGACAAACCAAAACAAAATTTATTCGTGGCAAAGCTTGTCGCCAGGGACATACGAAACACCCTTACAACGGGCAAGACGGTGGTAACCGATTATGGAAGGCCGAATGGGGATTGATGAAAAATTATTTTACCTTGCAGGCGCAAAGTAAAATAGACTGGTCAAGTATTTTCGTTGGGTAAAATACGATTTTGAGATTAAATTAAACATACGATAAAGATATTGACATCGGATGTTTGTATCGTAAATCGTTACAAAAGTACGAGGGAATATGAAAGCGTTGGAAGCCGGTTATTTACAGAGAAGGGATGATAAACACAATTCAATATTGTTTACTACGAGTGTGCTGTTATATCAAAGTGGCGGTTTACTCTATTGTATCTCTCTGGAACTCGGAATTATGAGTCATGGAAAAAACAGAGACGAGGCATTTCAAAGCCTGGTTGTTTTGATTGAAGATGATTTACTCTTCAGAGCCCAGTCTAAAATTCAGATTGAAGTTGTTCCCGCTCAAGAAAAATACTTTATGGCATTTCAACGATTAATGAAAGGCCGCGGCAAGCCGCCTGAAACAACTAAAGATTTTAATTCGTTGGCCAAAAAAATTAAAAAAATGCTCAATCCAGAGTCCCCTGCAAACTACGGAGTTTTACAGCCAGTTGCATGAAATTCTGGGATGTAATCGAGATTCTAAAGAATCATCCCAACAGGTTTGATATATTGGCGCCATTTGATATTCAGGATATTCCACCGAAGACATGGTATATTGTTAAAATAGTTCATTATTTTCCAAACAAAGAAAACCGCAAAAGAGTCTATTTGTATCGGCAAAGATTTATTCATAAAGACCCATTTTTTACAAAAGAGATGATTGAAGATTTTGAGCATCAATTGAAGATAAAAATCGATGCTCTTAAAATTTCTTGACATTATGTCTCTTTGAAATTATTTTCTTTTCGTGGCTGTTCAGCTCCAATTTGATTTTGAAAGACTTCTTGCTCCTGAGCAAGACTTGTTAAAACCCGGCGAGGCTGCGCGGTTGTTAACCATTGATCCTATGACCCTTCGCCGTTATCGTCGTGACGGGAAAATTCGTTTTATCAAATATGGCGATAGTACATTCCGCTATCTGAAACATGACATTATCGAATTCTTAAAGACCCGGTACACCCGAACTGATTACATCAATTAAAAAAAATCTTGAAATAAATCGAACAATTCAAACAACGTTTTATTTGCCGGTATTGAAATTTAAAAACAGCTGTGCTAAATTCTGGCATGATGCTGGCAATACTTGCAACTGACATTTTCTCAACAAAACTCGATATCAATCAACTTCTTTATCTGGCCGTTCTTGTTTCTGCTGTTGCCCTTTTTTATTTTAAATCAGACAAAGACATTTCCATAAAACTTGCAGTTCACGATCAGGAGATCGCATCGCTTTTCAAGCTTTTAAATTCGGTCACCTCGGAGCTTCGCCAGATTACCGGCGAACTGCATTCGATTTCAATTGAACTGGCCAAGAAAACAACCAACCCCCGGAGGAATAAATTATGACAGATGGAGCTTACTCAATGTGCGAAACATGCCCTAAAAACAACGGTACACTTGCCGACGAGAATCAGCGTCTGCATGATGAAGCGGTCACAGCTATAGCCGAACGTGATGCTGCCATTCTGCTTCTCGAAGCTGAAAAGAAAAAAATGCCTGTAAGATTCGGGCGTTCGTTCTATGCAATTATAACCGCCATTGCCCTCCTTGTGGCTGGGCATTTTAACCCGCTGGTCACCCTGGATTTTTTCGGGTCCACGCTGGAATCTACCAACCTTCTACAGGTTTGCGGTGTCATTCTCTTGATCGTTACATTTATCGGGCCGTTTCTCATCAGCGCCATTGCCGCCTTCAAGGGCACACATCAGAAACCACAATGAGAAGATAAAAAGACATGGCCTACGATGAAAATAAAAAACTTTTTGCTTACACTCTTTTTATGCAGTCTCTTAATCCTGAAGAAATTGCCGAGAAGATCAAGCAGACCTTCGCGCTGAAAAAATTTGCCGCAAACACGGTCAGGCGTTGGGCAGATGCGCAAGACAAAAATGGAGATACATGGGAAGACCATCGCAGCCGGGTTTTGCAGATTGCGAGAACAAGAATTGAAAAATCGTCGGCGACCAAATTATCAGAAATACAATCAAAAACTGATACGCTAATAGAGAAGATCTATACAATGTTGATGAATAAATTGGAGTCTGAAAAAATTGATTTTTCAAGTTTAGATGGCGGACTCTATGCCTTAAAAACATTTTTAGATTTTTCAATGAAGCTCGAAGATCGTCAAAGCGGAGCCATGTCACCGTTGTTGATCGTACAAACTCTACTTCAGATATTCCAATCTATTCCGGAAGTCAATGCTGCAATTAGAAAACATTGGGATGAGATAACCAGGGAAATTCAAAACCGCATGCCGGTACAACCCAAACCGGTTCAATCTGAAAAAGAAATTGAGATCAACTGATGCGTTACGATGATATACTCGAATCATTACTTAACGAGGGGGCAAAAACCTACGGTACACCAAAAAAGGAAAACCGCAAAGGCTACGCCATCGCCTACGGCAAAGATGACTTTTTAGCTTTTGCAAATCATGTAAAAAAGAATTACCAGATCGCCAATCATCATAAACTCATTGCTGAAAAATTACAACTCATCGAGCAAAGAAAAATTACCAGGCTCATGATATCGATGCCGCCCAGACACGGTAAATCAGAAGAAGTATCAAAACTTTTCCCGGCATGGTACAAAGGGCGTCATCCCGATCACGATGTAATTGTGTCTTCCTACGCAGAATCACTCGCAAAGGAATTCACCGGAGCACAGCTCGACTATATTCAATCCAGCGAATATCAGGACATTTTTCCCGATGTAAAACTCAAGAAAGATTCCAAAGCCAAGGTTGACTTTAAAACCACCCAGGGCGGTACAACCATCGGCTCAGGGGTCGGCGGCGGTATTACCGGTAAGGGCGCGCATCTTGCGATTATCGATGACCCGATAAAAAACTTTGAAGAAGCCCGATCAGAGACCATGCGTGACATCGTTGATAACTGGTACCAGACTACGCTACTCACCCGGCTTGAAAAAGACGGCATTATTATTTTGGTAATGACTCGCTGGCACACGGACGATTTAGCGGGCAGAATTTTAGCCCGTGAAAAAAAGATCGAAGACGGCGGGCTCTGGGCTGTTCTTACCTTACCTGCGATCAGCTCAGAAGGCAACGCCCTTTGGCCAGAGAAATACGAGATCAAAGCCCTGAGACAAATCCAATCTGCGATGTCGCCATCTCACTGGGAGGCGATCTTTCAACAAAATCCGGTCGATGAAGTCGAACGAGAATTTCCGAAGCTGCATATTTTAAATATTCCAAAAGGCAACAAGCTCTCAACGGCTCTCTACCTTGACCCTGCCTTTGGCGGCAAATGTGATGCGGCTCTTTGTGGCGGGGCGATTCTCGAAGATGAGCATTCTGAGTATAACGGCCATTTGTTTATTACCTTTGGAAAGCTTTGGCGAAGCGGGATTGACAAAACCTACGACAACGTAAAAAAATATTACGAGAGGGTTGATGCACGAATTCTGTACTTCGAGAATAACGTCGCACAAGTATCGATGGGACCGTATCTGCGGGACATGGGTCTTCGCATAGAGGGCTTTCCTAATATGAATGATAAGGACTTGCGTATAGTAACCTACATTCGCCCCGTTCTTCCTTACCTGCATTTCACCGAAGACGTTGATCCGGAATTTATCAAGCAAGTCGAACTATTTTCGAGTGGGGCAAAACTCAAGGATGCGCCCGATGCTCTGGCTGGTTTAATCAAGGCGCTGGATTATCGGGGGCCACGCAAGAACAAAAATATTCTCAAACGATACGATTCATTTTTCAGCAAAATGACCCGCTGGGGTTTATAAGGACAATTTATGAATAAACGATCACGAACTCGAATCACACGATCTGATATGAACAATACGGAGGGCGTTGCAGCACAAGGCGGGTCAGCCGGAATAGTCGGCAGGTACGATGGGTTCATTCACGGTGATTCCGGCGCTGGGACAAATGCAGATGCTCTCACCAAAATGGTGCCTCATGTATTCGATCTTACACCACGGGAAGCGCGTTCCTGGTATCTCTCATCTGGCCTTATTCAAAACATCATCGATGCCAAACCTTCTGATGCAACTCGAAAATGGATCGCGCTCAAAACCAATCTCGACACGAAGGATAATAAAAAACAGAACTTATCCCGGCTCATCATGAATCGTCTGGACGAATTGGGGTTAAAACAGAAATTGTTTGATCTCCTTCAAGCTGACAATCTCTATAACAAGCCATCGTATTTGTTTCCCGTATTTCTTGCCAGAGACCCGCAAACTGCAGAAAAGTTTTCAGAGGAAATGCCGGCTGAAATAAATAAAATTATTGCGATCAATTTAATTACGCCAGATCACTATCAAACCCAGCGACGATCACGAAATCCGCTATCATCGCTTTATCATAAAAAATACATAAAAGTTTCCGGCAATGAAATTCATGACAGCCGTTTGATTAAGCTTGAAAAAACTTTTTTTGACGAAGAACAAAAAGGTATAAGCTTACTCGAAAACATTCTCGATACGGTCAAGGCGCACAGTAACGGCGTCTGGTCGATTTCGCACTTGCTCAGGGAATTATCAGCAAAGATATTTCAATCGGATGAAATTGATAATATCAAGGACGATGATAAAAAGTCATTCCTGCAAAAAATAAAATCAGTCTGGAGTACCATGAACGCCATACTGATTAAAAAGAACGAAGACTTTAAACGTCTTTCGAGCATGAATGAAATGTCTGGGTTTAAAGACAGTATCGATTTTGTGATTACCTCGCTTAGCATGGTTGCGGGAGGTATGCCTAGAACCCGCATAGCCGGCCAGTCTGCCGGAGTGATTCGTGCCGATCAGGATGTTCTCGGTTGGTACGAGAAAATCAACTCTGACCAGGAAAATAAAATAAGACCGATTATTGAATTTTATATAAATCTGGTTCTTCGTGAAAAAGACGGTAGAATTTACCCTCTGGTCAAAAACAAACTGGAAACATTAGACTGGCAATTTACGTTTAATAATCTCTCTGTGCCAGATCCGCAGGAAGACGCAAAGACCAACCTGATTAACGCACAAACCCATCAGATATATTTAACAACCGGCGTTTTGACACCTGATGAGATTCGGGCAGAGATTCGTCCTGATCTGGAACCCTTCGCTGAATATCGTGGTCAGGAATTTGATCTGGAGCAACCAGAGATTCCAAAACCAGATTTAACCGGAGAACCAGACACGAAAAAAACAGCGGAAACCGAGCCGCCTGATAAAGGCAAAACAGAGAAGATGGCGACATAAATATGAGTTTTTCAAATAGCCATTTTCAGGCCTGTTTTCAGGGGGTTTGTGCCTTGACGTACAAATACCCGGTTTTGGCACAGGAAACCGCAGGAAACCAAAATAACCGTAAATCAGGCGATCATACAAAACATTCTAAAGAGACATAATAAAAACAGGTATGAGCTATCCACTTCATCTTGAAAAAACTGCCGAACGACTCTATTTGACAGAGTTTCATCGTATCACCGATCCGATTCAGAAAAAAGTAATTCAGTGGATCAAAATTAATATACCTGAAGAAAAAAATGATTCCTCTGAAACTGACACGGCGCAAATGGAATCAGCCAGGACTGATTCAAAAGAGGTTGTTCGCTCAGACTCTCCACAATCCCTTCTGGATCTACTCATGGAAATGCGCCGAGAATACGGTCAGTACGTGCCGCCTGATATTTTCAGAAGTCGCATTGCCGCAAACGTACATTTAATCGACGCTCATGCCAAAGCCCTGGTTAATCGTGCAATAGTAAAGATCAACGGAAAAGATACGGTACGAGGTCTACTCAGCAAAGACATGGTTCAAACCAAAACTGGTTTAAAGCCTTCGGTTGGCGGCGTGAACATGATTAGCGGATCGATTACCGAGGAATTCACCCGACAGGCGATAAAACAAAACGTAAATCTCATTGGTAAACTCAGCGACAAATATACCGATGCCGTTGATGAGGTTTTACGAAAAGGGTTCATTGCCTCGAAATCACAGAAGGAATTAATCGCTGATATTCTGAACGCAACAAACGTTACAGAAGGGACTGCCCGTTTCTGGGCGCAAGATCAAGCCGGGAATTTTTTCAGCGAAATTAATCAAAAGCGCAGTCAGGCTGCCGGGTTTCCCGGATACATCTGGCGTGATCAGAATGACGGTCATGTCAGAGACACTCATCACAGACTTACAGGCACTTATCATCGTTGGGATGATCCGCCCGATGTTCCGGCCAAGGCC